ACCTCCTCCCACGACGGGAGCGGCGCGTCCTCGCGATACATCACCTGATATCGCGCAATCTTTCCGAACTTTGCGAATTCCATTTGATAATCTTTTGGTTTAAGGCGGCGGACATATCCCGCCTTCCCAAGGCGTGCAATCGTGCGCGAGACCGTCGCTTGGTCGACACCCGCAATCGCCGCCAACGTCTTCCCGCCCGGCCAGCAAACGCCGTGAGAATTGGTATATATGCACATCGCCGCCAGAATGCGGAATTCGTTCTCGCTCAATTTTCGATCCAGCAACGCCCTAACGGGCAAAACAGACCATTGCCGCTTGATTTCCGGCATCTCGTCAGAAAGGGATTTCGTCATCCGGCACCTCCCCCTTGTCCGCAATCGCCGCAATGGTCGCACCGGGAAACGCCTCCTTCACAGCTTGCACAAGTTCGCCGTCCTCGAACAAGGCGACAATCGCCGCGACCTCTCGCGCGCAATAGACAATGGCGTCGGGGCGCTCGTCGCGCACCCGCCGGGCTTCCGCTGGCGAGGGCGCGATACAGAAAGCCCGCCCATCGGGCGTCTCGGTGGCGTAGTGCTGGCCCGTTAAAGGCTTGTGGCCCATTGCCTCCGCCTCCGCCGCAAGCGCCTGATGTGCCCGCAACGCACCTCCCGCTTGTGTCTCAACGGCATCGACGTCATCCGCAAGTATCGCCGCGTCTAGGCGATCCATTTGGTTCTCGAAGCGCTCACGCAACCCCGGAGACACCAACTCGGGCAATCGCTCAAAGCCCCACTCCCGCTCTATTTCCGCCACGCCCTTATCATATTCGATCAAGGCGCTTTGGATTTTCCGATATACCCTATCATTCGCCCCGAATACCCTATTGATGCCCCTGTCGGGTTTTTGCCTTTTTCGCCTCATTCTAAGACCTCCGAATTCTGCCCGTGTGGTTGTTCCCCCCTAAAGGGGGGGGAACACACACACCTATGCGGTTGCTGCATGTGACTGTTTTCTATCAACCGCACGAGCCTATTGTAAGTCGTTGATTCCATTACATATCCCATTTCCGCGCCAATCACACACGCCATCACACGCCGTCACACGGCACTTTTCCGAAAAATGCCTCAATCACACGCTTTTCCGCCCATTTCGCCCGCCAAAAGCTCCCGCGTGATATAGCAAAAGTCCTCGAAACTTACGTCGGCGCACCGCTTCCATGGGCAAGCGCCGTCGCCACCGCTCATTATAATAAACGCCACGAGCGGCACCCGCACCGTGATCGGGCGGCGGTCGCCCTTATATATGAGGGCCGGAAGCTGCCGCATCGCTTGCGCCGCCTCGCAGGCTTGCCGATACCACGCTTCCACCATGCCGGGTCGCGCTTCGGCGTATCGCTTGCACTCGACCGACCACGGCCACGCACATTCTTCGACCGGCACAAGGTCACACAACCCGCGCTCTTGATATTGCGTGAGATTGCGCCGCAAGCGCACGCCGGTTTCCGCTTCAATCATCCCCGCCACCTCGCGCTCGAAGGCCGCGCCCTTCGCCCTTCCGCCGCCCCGCTTCACTGCGCGCCACGAATAAGGCGGTCGACGGATGACGCCCGCGCCTCAATCAATTTATCCAATGCGTCGCTCAATAGATCATCCGCAAGAGCGCTCATACTTCTATGCGCCGACAGCCTCACCGCGTCCCTCAATTTATCATGCGTCTCGCCCCGCAGCCGCAGCATGACGCCACGAACCCCTTGATCTTCCGCCATTTTCGGCCCCCTGAAGAAAAGTTGATAAAAAGCTTGCAATCATTATATCCAATCGATATCTTATTGATAGTTGATAAACACGAAAGGAAACAAACAATGACTAAGCAAACCAAATGTATCACCGCCGACATTCATCGCGCCGTTGCCGACAAGGTAATCAAAGCAATGGAGGCGCACGGCTCCGACTGGACGAAAAGTTGGGCTGTTCCGCAAGGCGACGGGCCGCTATCGATGTCGACCGGCAAACATTATCAGGGCATCAACTGGCTCATACTCGGCATGGCTCGCGCCGCCGCCGGATACACGTCAGGCCACTGGGCGACCTACAAGCAATGGCAGGCGATGGGCGCACAAGTCCGCAAGGGCGAGCGCGGCGAGATGGTGATCTTATACAAGCCGATCATAGTGAAGGACAAGGAAACCGGCGAAGACAAAAGTGTCAAATTGCTTCGGACGTTTAAGGTGTTCAATGCCGATCAGGTCGACGGATACGAGGCGCAACCGTCCGCTTCCAAGTTCGTCGACATGCCGGACACGGTCGCCGACCAATTCGCGGCGGGCGCGGGCGCTATTGTAACGAGCGCCGACCCTTCCGGCGCATTCTACGTCCCAAGCCGCGACTTCATAAACATGCCGAAACAGTCTCAATTCACTAGCCCGGAAGCGTACAGCGCAATTTTGCTTCACGAGCTAACACATTGGACCGGGCACGAGAGCCGCCTAGACCGCAATCTTAAGACCGGCCACGGAACGAAAGATTACGCCGCCGAGGAACTGGTCGCCGAACTAGGCGCGGCTATGCTTTGCGGGTCGCTTGGTATATCGCCAGAGCCGCGAGCCGATCACGCCAAGTACCTCAACAATTGGATTGAGCGCCTTAAGAATGAGCCGAAGGCGATATTCACGGCGGCGGCGAAGGCCCAGCAAGCTGCCGACTATTGCTACGAAGTACAGCAAGCCGAAGTCAAAGAAGCCGCTTAGTCCGACTGAAGAGACCGGGCGGGAACCGGTCGAAACGCCCGCAAGGGCGTCTCGGAAACCCACGAAAGGAAACAAACAATGACCAATGAAGCAAAATGTATCACCGCCGACATTTATTGCGCCATTACCGACAAGTTAATCGAAAGCGAATTGTTGGGTGTCAAAGCTTACACGTCTCGCGATGCAGCCCGCACGGCAATCGAACCACTGCTAATCGCTAATAAAGTGACGTTTAAAGCTTACGGCCCGCACTCTGACGCAAGGTTCGATCCCGAAAGCAGCGCACCGGCCATATGGCGCCGCAAGATGCTAAGGAGCATCATTCCAAATAACAAGCGGGTGATTGCGATACTTGACAAAAACAGAGGATTGATGGTCGACCAAGAGCTCGAAACCCTTGAATTGTTTCGACAACACACCGACGACCTAATCGCACGCCACCTAGCTGACGCCGATGCTGGCCAGCGGTTTCCGGAGGCCATGAATCGGATGATGGAAGGGTGATGTACACGATCAAAATGATAGTCGAGGGCGTCGCATTCGCGGCGACCCTTGGCCTAATTATCGTAATTTTCACCGCTATAGGAGCCTGAAAATGAACTTGACTATCGGAACTGTAATCGAATTTAGCGAAGCCGTTTTCGGCGGTTCGTACCGCCGCCCGACGCATCTCGGCACCCGCACAATTGCCGGGACTATTGTGAAAGAAAGTTACGGCGAGAGGCGCGGACAACACACCTTCACAATTGAGGTGACGAGCGCCACCGGATACGCCGCCGACGATGTGTTGCAGCGGGGTAAAATCTACCGCAAAGGACGCAACGTCTATCGCGACTGTCGCGTGATTTCGACGCCCGAAAATCAAGCGGAACTGGCCGCAGAAAAGGCCGAGCGCGCGGCGGAGGCCAAGGGCCGCAAATATTTAAATTGGATTTCGGATGCCGAGGATGACCCATGGGTTTTCGCGGAGAAACTGGACCGCATTCCCGACGCTTGGCTAAATGCCAATCCTGATGCGGCGCGGCGTGTAGAATTCATTTTAGGGGGCGCGTGAAGTGCAATACATCGCCTATCTGCGCGTCTCGACAGACAAGCAAGGTCGCTCGGGGCTTGGCCTTGCGGCTCAACGCAAGGCGCTCGAACCCTATGACGTGATCGCCGAGTATGAGGAGGTCGAGAGCGGGCGCAACAACGCCCGCCCTCAACTGGCGCTTGCCCTTGCCGACGCCAAGCGGCGCGGGTGCGGGCTTATCATCGCCAAGCTGGACCGCCTCGCCCGCAATGTTCACTTTGTGTCCGGCTTGCTGGAAAGCGGCGTCCCCATTATCTGTGCCGACATGCCGGAGGCCGACCGAACTATGCTTCATATGATGGCGGTGTTCGCCGAGTGGGAGGCCCGTCGGATTGGCGACCGGACGCGCGAAGCCCTCGCCGCTGCGAAGGCGCGGGGCGTCAAATTGGGCTCGCCCCGCCCGGAGGAAGGCGGACGCAAGACTGGCGCGGCCCGCCGTGCGCGTACGGATGCGGCGGCTGTACGCGCGTGGCCCGTCATCCAACGCCTCGCAGACAGGGGCGCAAGTTCCAGAGAGATTGCGGACACCTTGAACGAAAGCGGCATCCCGTCCGCGAACGGCGGGCGATGGCATTCGTCCACCGTTTGCCGCCTTATGAAACGAAAGGAGAACATAGCAGCATGAAAAAATGGAAACCAAAAGCGGAGGAGGACTACGCCGAAAGCTCTCGGCGCGGGCAGCTTAAATCTCAGGAAAAGCGATTGAGCGAATTCCGTATTGCAAAAACACCGCCGCCCCCGCTTAATTTTAAGTTTAAACGTGTGGAGGAGGGCGAACCATGAGGCATGTGATTATTTTCACGCTGCTAATGACGTTCACGCTGGCGATAATCATTGTTGATTTCGGTCGGCGCATCATTGAGTGTCGAGAGGTGAACGACGCCTTGTCCTCACGTCTCGCGGACCTCAACCAGAAGTATTATTTTTTCCCGAAAGAACCCGGAGTTAAGTAAATGGTAGGCAAACTAACACCTGATGACATCGTGAGCGCGAGCCTCGTTCCGGCGCTCATGGGCATGAGTCCATATATGTCGCGGAACGAACTATTGTCGCGGTGCATGGCCGCGCGTGATGGCACATTGGAGGACGATTTCAAGGGCAATGAGGCGACACACTGGGGCAACACGCTTGAGCCGGTCATTCTGGAGGAGGCCGCCGCGCGGTTAAATCTGACCGGGTTAAGCGTTGATTTTCCAGAGCCGTTCTACCATGCCGATCTGGCCCTCGCGTGTTCGCTCGACGGCGTGGCTCACACGCGCGGGCGCGTTGAGATCAAGACGGACAGGGGCGCAGGTATTTACGTCATCGGCGCTCCATCCGTCCAAATCGATGGCCCAGTCATCATAGAGAGCAAGCTGACCTCCGGGTTTCCGGAGGAGAGACCACCGGCTTCTCGTGGCCCATTGCAGTTACAGGCACAGATGATGTGTACTGGACATAAGTGCGGCGTCATCGCGACCCTCTACAGGGGCATAGAGTTGCGGCTGTTTGTCTACGGTCAGGATGTCCAGACTCAGGACCGCATCCGTCACGCGGTAGAGGATTTCGAGCGCAGGCGCGAGGGGCCGGATTTTTATCCGGCAATATCGAGTGCGGACGCAAATGTCGCATACTCCACAGTGGACGACGACGCACCCGCACTTGACCTCAACGCCGATGTAAATGTGGCCGTCGCTCTGTCCGATCTCGTGGCTGCGAAGCGCGCGAAAGAAGCGGCGGAGGCCGAGATCGACATCTGCGAGGCGACCATTAAAGAATACATGGGCGCGCACAACCGTGCGACTGGCACGGTCGGGAATCATACTTACAGCGTGGCGTGGCCTATGCGACACTACAAGGCGGCGCCCGAGAAGTACGTTCCCGCGAAGCCTGAGAGGTCCATCAGGCAAAGCAGTCTGACGGTGAAGGAGGCTTAGATGACAAGTTCGCAGAAAAAATATCTCAATGCGTTTGCTCGATACGTGTTGGAGGAGGGCGAAGCTCCAACAATGCGAGAGCTTTCCGGTATCGTTGGAGCTTCGCCACAGGCATGTCACAAGATGATGCTTGTCCTAATGGAACGCGGTGCTGTCAAGCGGGGCGCATACGGGGGCAAGAGGAACTTCTCCCTACCATCCGATTCTGAGACGGGACAAAAGCCCAATGGATAACGGGATCGAACAAATTATCGCCGTTGCCGATTGGAAGTGCGTTGTCTGCGACACGCCCAAAAGCATCGGTTGCGGCTGCTGGTCAGACTGTCCGTGCGGGTGGAAGTTTAGGGCCGCCGGAGAGTGCCAAAATCCTGCACATGGCGGCCTCGGTGACGAGATTCCCGAGGATGTTTTTTACACGCGCGGTCATTAGGAGAGATTGGGGCGTGTCTGAGCAATCGCACGGAGATGTTCCTCGCCGGATCGCATCGCGGATGCCCCGGCCCCCACTGCCAGCA